AGTAATAGCAGCTCCAATACCTGCAGCTGGAGTATTACTTGTATAATGCTGTACTCTAAAATTTTGCAGAACCGTGTTAGTCTGAGCTGAACCTGACTTAAGGATTAAACCGATATTAGTATTATGAAAAAGCGTACAATTACTTGCTGCGCCAAAATTAATCTCTGAATTATTTGTATTTAAATATAAATTATCAGCAAGATATATATCATCTCCGCTAAATGTGATAACTCCACCACCTGAACCCGATATATTGTTACCTGTTACCGTTAAATCGCCTGTAACAGTTAAATTATCATTTACGGTAGTCTCAGATGTTGTATGACCAATGCTAATAGGAACTCCACTTGTAGCTGTTCCTATTGTAATTCCATTAGACGTATTGCTATTATCTATATTTAAAGTACTTGTTGAATCTAATGATATGTTTGAGCCATCTACTACTAAAGTACCGTCAATATCCGTATCATCTAAATTAGCAGTACCATCGACATCTAAATCAGTACCTACGTATAATTTTTTAGCAATACCAACCCCACCATCTACTTTTAAAGCTCCTGAAGTTGTACTAGAAGAATCAGTAGTATCATTAATATCAACTGTTCCTGTAATGTCTAATTCATCATTAATTGTAGTGACTGATGTTGTATGGCCTATAGAAACTGCTATACCGCTTACTGTAGTTGCTATATTTAATGCTCCTGTTTTATTTGTGATAAACCCTGAACTACCAGTATGGCTAAATGTCATATCGTAGGAAGTGCCAAGGCTAGCAGAAACATTATCAGGAAAGTGTAATCTCCCAACGCTCTCATCCCATTTCAAATATTTTCCACTTGCATCTCCATAAAAATAAACATCATGACCATCTGTACTAGCTCCAACTGTTAATGTTGAATTTAATTGAGTCGCTCCACTTACTGTTAATGTTCCACTTAACGTAGCATTATTTAATTCTGCTGCGCTAGTTTCGCTAGCTTTTGTTAATGCTTCTGGAGACCATGTTGTTGAATTATAAGCCATTTAAATTCCTTTACATATGTGGTACGGATAATACTCGTACACCGCTTTTTCTTGTTGGATATAATTTTAACTCTTTTTCGTACATTACTCTATAATATTGTGCTTTTTGAAGGTCACCCATATCCTCATACATTCTTGCTTTTAAATAATAAACAATGCATTCTTGAATACCTGTGTCAACCCCCATACCAGTGCTCAATTCAGTTGTTAAATTAGAACTTGTTACAGTTTCATATTTTGAATGATATGTAATTCTTAATCCACTTGAAACATCTGCTCCTGATTGATAAGAATCATATTTTTCTTTAGTTTTTTCACCTGATGTCGATGTTATGTCTACCTCAACAACGGCAACACGTTTATCATCGTTAAACCAAGCGAAATAATCATTTGGATAATCTCTATTAGCCATATTACTCCTAAGTTAATGTATCATCTGAAGCTTCAGTATCATCACGTAATATATTATGTGGGTCTGCAAGCTTAGGTATTCTTACATATCTATCGTTTGTATCTTTTATTTCCACTTTTATTATATCAATAACTTGTTCGTCTAAGCTATACCATCTCTTATATTGCTCTAGGTTAGCAGTCGAAGAAATTGTATAATCTTGCTTTTTTGAAGACATATCTATCAAAGCATCGTTGATTAATCGAATCATGTATTCTTGAGGTTGTCTCCCAAACATATTTTCAATTTGCACTATGATATCTTTACCTGTCATTAAATACCGCCATCATCAAGCACTGCGAATACATCGTATGTTAAGTCTCCAGATGAACTTGCACAATTTATATCAGCTGCAGCTTCACCTCTAAGTCTTGCAAACCAAACTTCATTTGGCTCAATTATTATAGTACCTGAATTAGCTGCTAAATCTCCACCACTCATACCTACATATAAATTAGCTGTACTTGCTGTACTTCCATCAGTTGTTGCGCTATTTTTAATTAATATAAATACTACATCATCATCTGCTTCAGTTACTACTGTTGCAGCATCATCAAAATCTACTCCTTGATTTAGATACTGTAAGTCTGCAGTGCTAACCAAATCTCGTGCAGTTGTGCCATCCGTTTGACCTCTCCAATGTATCCATTTATTATTATCTCCTACGTCATTTAAATCATAAACGGTAGTTCCGCCAACAGATACCTTTATATTGTCTGGTAATACTGAAGCCGATACGCTTACCGTTGCCTTATCTGCTGCCATTATCCTTCTCCTTTTTGTTGCTGAGGTATACCGCCTCCTACAAGTATTTGTATACCTTGGTTATAATCTTGTTTTAACATTGCATATTGACTCTGATACCATTGATATTGAGTAGTATGCTTTTGAATTTTAGCTCCATAATTAGCCAAATCTTGTCCAAACTTTCCAATTTTATTTTGATTGTCTGCGCTAACTTTTCCTACTTCTGAATTATATTTAGTCATATCAGATTTAAAAGTTTCCATATTCTTTTGCAATGTAGTTTGAAACTCTTGAACTTTAGCTCCAACTTCTGCTTGATATGAAGATAATTCATTTCCATATTTTTGTAAATCTCTACCTTCTTTACTTTCTGATAATTGCGCATCTTGTAAATCTTTTTGTAATATAGCCTGATATTGAATATTTTCTTTATTAAAATTATTTAATTCATTTTGAATATCAGCTGAGTATTTTTGTAATGATTGTGAATTATCCTGTTGCCACAATTGAAGTTCTTTTTGAAAATTTTGTTGATACTCTTGAACATCTTTATTTACTTGAGCTTGATAAGACTGTAATTCATTGGAATATTTCTGAAGCTTTCTACCTTCTTCACCTTCAGCCAACTCACTATTTTTAATAGCGGTCTGAAGACTTGCTTGGTATACAATATTTTCTTCATTAAACGCATTAACTGCACTTTGAATATTTGATTGATACTCATTAAGTTGTCCAGAAATTATAGACATTCTTGAAGAAACCATCTCTGAATCTTCTTCACCTGTTAACCAATTATTACTTGCATCTCCAAAATCTGGAGCAACTACTGGAGCCACATAAGTTGGAGCCGTAGCGCTGAACGATACTGTGTTTAAGTCGATACTAGGCATCGCTGGAGGAACAGCAGTTATACTCAAATTGCTAATACTAGGCTTAGAATCTAAAGATAGTACGGGACTTGTATATGTTGGAGCCGTACCTGTTATACTTACACTTTTTTCACTCATTATTGGTGCCACAGGAATAGATGGCAATGTAATCACAGATGGAGCGCTAAATGTAGGTAGCGATAAAGTTGTATTTGACAATACTAACTCAGCAATATCAGTTGGTAAATCAGAATTTTTTTCATTCATTTTATTATGCAAAACTTTTATAGCTGCGTATAAAACTACTAAATACTCAGCCTCGTCAGGGAAATTAGCAATAGTAGATACTGCTGAAGCGTCTATAGATGGATATGTAATATGATATGCTTTTGCAGGTTGAAGATTTGTTGGAGTAGGCTTTATAAATAATGTAGACGCATCTGACGAATTACTTTCGACCCAAAAAACAGGGTCAGTAGAAGTTGCATAATACATCATATTACTTGAATCATTCGCAAGGTCTCCATATATCATAGGAATTTCTCTACAAGGAGTATAATATCCTGAATCAGCATTTTCACGAGTAACATGAGTAATTTCCCCTATGCCATCTAAATCAAGAGTTGTCCCATTATCTGCATTTAAAAGAGTAAATGTATTACATTTCATTTTTAAATTAGGAGGGAATATATTAATAAGCTCCTTTGCCCCGTCAGCCATCCACTGGTCCATTTCAGATTGAGTTGCTGTCCCAGCTAATGCTTGTATCTCAGTATCAAAAGCCATTATCTAGCATTCCTTTCCGCTATATCTTGGTCCATTGTTGTTTGGCTAAATTCAACCTGAGTTTGACCTGACCAAGTATTCCTCATATTTATATTAGGGTCTCTTCTAGTATCATTTCTTTTACCCAAAAACATATATCCACATTTACATGTATAATCTTCACCACTTTGAAATTCAACGGTTTTTTTACAATCTTTGCAATAGTATGTTCTAGCCATAAGTCATTTCACTTCTTTTACGAGCATCATTCTCTGGAATTATAGTTCCTTGCCCTGTTTGCTCCATTTGCTTAGCTTTATTAATACCTGCTTCATCATATGGAAGTTCTTCCATTTGACCTGTTATTTTATTAAATACTTTAGGCATAACTTTTTTTACTCCTTTTTCTAGCGTCTCTATGAGAGCCTTTTAATCTACTTTTTTCTTTTCTTCCCCTATTAGTACTTTCATTTTCATATACTAATTTACCATTTTTATGAGATAAGTCTTTATTGTCCCCATTTCCATACTTGCCTCTTTGTCTATTAACCTTATTAAGCTTAACTCTTTTAGCTATATCCTCTGGGGATGATTGAAACTTTTTATATTCGTCTTTATAATCTCTTGGCATATATTCCCTTAAATTTTTTATGGGATTCGGAGTAAGCCCTTTATACGACTTACTCCATAGTTCCCAAAAACTATTAATCCTTATGTGTTCGGATTATGATGTAGTAATAGCGTCATCTATACTAGAAAGAGCTGAACCAACCCATTCATTACCAGCAGCCATTATCTCAACATAATCAGCTTTTTGAGCTGATGTTCCAATAATTATATTGGATATTTGAGTACCTGCTGTTGAATTGGATGCATTGCCTCCTGCATCTTTCATTACGAAACTAACTATTGCACTTCCAGCTGCTATAGTAATAGCATTAGAAGGAGTTTCTTCTTCTACTATAAATTTATAGTATACTCCATTCTCTAAAGACGTTGGAAGAGTTACTGCTACAGTACCGCCTGTAGCGCTAAGCATAAATACTTTTCCACTATCGTCATTAGTTAGCGTTATAGCAGCATCAACATGTACAACTTTTTTTTGTATTCCGCCAGTTGCTTGACTATTTTGATTTAATATATCACTTCTCATATTATACTCCTTGCAAGTGTATTAGCGCATGAGTTTCAGGAAGAGAAACTTCAAGACCTGCTTCTGTTAGAATCATGTCTTTTCGTAAGTCTTCATCAGCTTGTTGCACATTTGTTATGATGTGAGTATCTCTATTCATACCATTACCAACAAGAGGTCTATATGATACATGGTCAAGGTCAACCAGAGCTAAAAAGCCTGCTGCATTACCTCTAAATAGAGGTTCTTTAACCATTGATATATCACCATGGACAGTATCAATCTTCATTATTCTGTGACCAAATGTACCAGTACTTGTTTCAAAGTTATATCCAAATGCATTAGCATCTGTTCCAACTTTAACAGTAGAGTCCATAAACCCACCTAACTTATTGAAGTGAGATACAACAGGTAGACTTGCTAAAGCAAGTTTACTTCGTCCACCACCTCTAGCAGGGTCAAAGATAACTTCAAAATCACTTAATAATGAGTCGTAAGACCAATTAGCTGCAGTGATTGTTTTTAAGTAACCTTTATCCTCTGTATAAGATACTTGAGCTTCGTCAGCAAGTTGACCTTGTGAGTTTGCTATAATATGACCAACTACACCATCAGTATAATTAATACTGTTAGTAGAGCCTCTCATACCAAAAAGCATTGCTCTTTCAATATCAATCTTATGTTCTCTTAACTTTAAGTTCCAGATTCTTTGCCATTCATCAGAATAACCACGATAAACAGTTGCACGAGAAGTATTAGTCATCTCTGCTGCTGTTTTGAATATTTGAGTATATCCATAATCATGGTCAAGTTGTTGTGACCAAACATCTGGAGCTCCTGAGCCTTCTTCAAATGAAGTTCCGATTACAGTA